AATGTAAATGATATACGCAGTTATATCAAAGAAGTGCAGATTCAGACTGGAATCAAAGTTGACTTTGTGATGATTGACTATCTTGACTTGGTTATGCCTGTATCTGTTAAAGTTAATCCTAACGACCAGTTTATTAAAGACAAATATGTTTCAGAAGAATTGCGTAATTTAGCAAAAGATTTAGGTGTATTGATGGTTACTGCTTCACAATTGAATCGTAGTGCTGTTGAAGAAATTGAATTCGACCATAGTCACATTGCTGGTGGTATCAGTAAGATTAACACAGCAGATAACGTGTTCGGTATTTTTACAAGTCGTAGTATGCGTGAACGTGGCAAGTATCAGATTCAATGTATGAAGTCACGAAGTAGTACTGGTGTGGGTCAGAAGATTGATTTAGAATATAACATTGAGACAATGCGTATTACTGACGAGGATCCAGATGGGTATGCTGACCAACAAGCAAAATATCGTCCTGCCCCTAGTCCCAATGACATTATGAATCAGTTAAAGCCCCAATCAACACTTATGTCCACTGAACCTATCATTGATCAAAAGACCGGTGAGATACTAGAACCTGAGACTAAGCGTGTTGTAGCTGACGTACAGGGGTCAAAACTCAAGTCATTACTCAATTCCCTAAAGAAATAATTATCTAATAATAGCATAAATACTTGTAGGATAATTATATGCAAAAACAAACTCGCTCCCTTTTACAGGAACTAGAAGAACTCGGCAATAACCGTGACACAACTCACGTTATTGAGAGTAGGGCCCATAATATCATCAGTAGTGCCATTCATTTAATTGAAATGATTAATCGTCACTATCCTGAAGAACAAGCCCAACTACTAGAAAAGAAACTGTTAAGTGCTATCAAAAGCAAGGATAAAGCGAGATTTGCAAAATCTTTAAGGAAAAATCGTGAAGCTGAATGAATTAAACTTAACCAATGTACTTGGTGATTACGGCGCGGCTGCTGTTAAACAGGTAGGTAATAGAATTGCAGGGAACGCTGAGGGTAACTTGTCCGTACAGGATAAAATTGCCAAAGAAAAATTTATCTCAAATTTCATTGGTAGAGCAAGTACTAATTTAAATAGTGCGATTCAGAGTGGATTGGTTGACCCCAATATTAAAGCAGGCGCACCAGCAGGACAAGAACCACCAGCAGGACAAGAACCACCAGCAGGACAAGAACCACCAGCAGGACAACAACCACCAGCAGGACAACAACCTCCTCCGCAACCAGCTCAAGTTCCCGGTACACCAAAGACACCTGCCGAAATTCAAAAAGAAAAATTAGCGTTGGCTGCTCAAGCGGCACAACAAAATATGGCTTCAAACCCTGCCCCGACTAAGCCCGGAGCTCCGGCTGCACCCACACAGCAAGCACCGGCACAACAATCTAAAATGACACCGCAACAAGTAGCGGCACTTAAAGGTAGATTAAAAGCAGGTGCAACAGCTACAAGCGGACAGAGTGGATTCAAAAATTATGTAGGTGGTAGTGGTGAAAGAATGACAAGTGTTGATAAGAGCGGAGCACCAGTCTTTCAGAAGATACAACGTGAATCAAAGTATGCCAAGTTAGATTATATCTTAGAAAGCATTATCAATATTGATGAAGCAGAAGAAGCACAATCTATTAGTGAATATCTACAGAATATGTTTAATCAGTATTTAGGAGTACCTATTACTGATCCTAAAGCAAAAGCACAAATTAAAACATTAGCAGATCAAGCACAAGCTAGCTATCCAAAGATGACTAATGCACTTACTCAAATGGCTAACTTAGGTTTTGCTATAAGTTATAGTCAAGGTAGTGGGGCAACACAAGGCACAGGGGCAATAACATCAAAACCTCAATCAGCGGCAAGTTCGTTTATGGCCGGCTTAACAGGTGCTAGCGATACTGCAACTGCACCAGCTGGATCCGGAGCGTCAACTGCATCTAGATCAACAGATGCCGCGGCACAAGGTGGTTCATCGTATGACCAAGTAATGACATTGGTTGGCAAATTGTCTGCTGAAGAAAAACAAAAACTATTAGCTACATTGCAAGAACCAGCAGCCGGCGGCCAAGGTGCATTTGACCAAATGGGTAAGCAACTACAACAACCAAAAACTACAGCTAATCCTGTAAACCGTCAACAAAAGTTGAACACAAACAAAGTAAAAGCTGGTAATAAAGGTTTACCTAATTCAGATGAACTAGCTAAGTTTGACCAGCGTGTGCAACAAGCATCGGCGACACAAGCATAATGAACTTATCTGAATCATTAGCATACTTACGAGATACAGTTAACAAACTGGAGATTGTTAACGAAGCCTTCACCGGCGGACATGCACCGCACTTAGAAGATTCTGTATTCTTGGGTGGCACTCAAGGTGTTGCCGATGCTATCAATTCAGTTAACACTACCATTAAGAAACCTCAAACTGCAACAATCAAATGGGATGGTTATCCTGCATTGATTTTTGGTCATGGTCCTGATGGTAAGTTCAGTATATCAGACAAACATATGTTTAACAAAGCAGATGGTTCTGGAAGAGCAATATATAGCCCTGCACAATTTATTGAGTATGACAGGGCACGTGGAGTAGAACGCAGTGGATTAGCAGCCATCATTCCTTCAATATGGCCTGGACTTGCAACAGCAAGTAAAGGCACAACTGGATATTATTGGGGTGATTTATTATTCAGTCAGCCACTAGAAAATCAAAATGGTGTATATGTTTTTAAAGCTAACCCAAAGGGCATCACATATACAGTAGATGCTAATAGTCAAATCGGTCAACAACTTGCAGGTAAAATTGCCGGCATAGCAGTACATCAATATATTAAACCAGATGCTCCAATCAAGGCAGAAAAAATGTCTGCTAAAGGTCAGAAGGTTCACCCCACTGATTTTGCTGTATCATTAAACGGTAAATTAGGTGGATTGAAAGAAGATTCGGATGTTGCTATATTACCTAGCAAGTTACCGCAGACTCCTAAGATAGCAATGCCAGAAGCAGAATTAAAAGCTGTTAATGCTAAAATTAGTAAGTATGGTAAAGCACTAGACAAGTTTTTAAATACTGATTACTTGGGTATACCATCTGATGGATTTAGAAATAACATGTTAGGTGTATACTTCAACAATAGAATCAGAGAAGGTAACTTAAATGATTTAACTGATGGGTTCTATAAGTTTATTGAAAACAGAGCCATGAGTGGTGTTATGAAACAGAAGTTGTTGACTGGTTATGTAGACAAAAAGACTGGAAAACAATACCCTGGACATATTCCCGCAAACCCAGCCGGTGTACAAGCATTAATGGAAATATGGTCATCTGTTTATATGTTAAAGACTGCTATATTGAATCAACTAAATCAAGCCGCAGAATCTAGTCCTGTACAAGGTGCTTTAGATGACGGCACTAAAGGGCAAGAGGGATTCGTTGCTAATGGCTACAAATATGTAGATAGAATGGGTTTCAGCCGTCAAAACTTTGGAATTAAGTAACCAAAACCGATATTTTTTTGTGCCAGGCATAAATATATACATGAATCAGTAGGATTCAAAACATTTAAAGGAATATTAAAATGGCACAATTTACAAAAGCAAACGGTGACTTACTACCAGTTATTAACTTTGACTACCCAGCATACACAAACAGCGGCGCAAACGCAGTTTCTAGTGCTAACACAGTTCAACCACAAGGCCCAAAGCTAGACTTCTTCACGATCACAGCTACTGGTGCTTTGACAGGTACACAAGTTAACCTAATCATCCAAGCTACACAACAATTAGCTACAGTTTACATCTATGAGTACACAGATACAACTAATGACACATTAGCAATGGCTGTATACCCAACAGGCGCATGGACAACTACAACTTTAGACACTGCTGTTGAAGCGGCTCTAACAGCCGGTGGTGTTGCTAACACTGTAACTACAACAGCTACAGCTACATTCACAGGTTAATCTTTAACTTGAATAAAAAGGCCCAAGAAATTCTTGGGTTTTTTTACGGCTATTAAATAGTAGTATGAGTTACATTATTACTTGCTACACCCTGTTTGATATTACGCAGACTAATGTACCTAATCGCCATCGCCCTGAAGTAGACAAGGATGTAAAAGAATGGATGTACAGACGAAATACTCAAAGTAATTTTGACACAATTCAACAAGTTATTTCATTGCGTAGTCAACCTGAAGTATTACGAAAACCCAAAAAAGAATTAATAAGATTTGACGAATTTACTGAGTTTGGATTCTTATTTGAGCAAGGAGATGAATCATATCCATGCTGGTCCTTTGATTTTACTATACAACACCCTAGTGTATTTTATGATGGTATAAGTGAGTTGGGATCGTTATATAGAGATTGTGACAATGTGCCAATGATACGCTGTGGCACTGAATGGAATAAACTCCCTGCACATTTAGATTCCAGTGATGAATTAAGAAACATCTATTTTAAGGTACTAGCAAATGATGAATGATATTTTTACTAAATTTAAGAAAGTTATACCCGAAGAAACAATTAACAATCTAGCAGATTTGTCAATATTCAGGGACTCGGACGGATCATATCATCTATTTGACAAATATGTTATTAGACGAATGAAAGATGAGTATGAGGTAACTGTTAATTCATTTGATACAAATAAAACATTTTACACACTAAAACATGCAGTTGCATGGTGTACATTTGATAAAAGAAACAGAATTGTAGATTCAAACAGAATATACGATTTAGACAAAAAGGTAGCCGGTTTAGAATCTACTATTCAAGGGCATCAAAAATTAATTAAAAATTCCAAGAATATGGATGATAAATTAATATATCTAGCCAAGTTAGGGGAAGAAAAAATGAAAAAAAGACAGATATATGATGAATTGGGTCGTTATATAGCTACTTCCAAATCTTGGCAGACAAATAGGTTTAATACAAAACCCGTATAATAAATGAAAGAAAGATAAATATATTATATATTTCTTTGGAAACAACTATGAAACTAACCGATCTTGACAATTCACGCCGCAACAATGTTTATAAAGCATTAAGAGAACATTATGAACTTCCGTTCAATGTTGACAAAATGGCACTTGCTCCAACAAGAGCAATGCTACAAAAAGTTCGCGGTCTAATGACTGAATCTAAACAGTCTCCTGACTTCTATGAAAGTCAATCTAATCCAGCATACATGAAACTAGTATTCATGGAGCAAGCATTAGCAGACCACTTTGCTGAATTGCGTATGCAACCTCAACCACGCATCGTTGTAGAAAACGAAGAAGTTGAGAAGTCACAGGTTGTTCTTGCCGCACAAGACCTAGTTGA